CTCCCAATCAGGCTCTTGATCTATGGCATGACTTTGAAGCGCATGCAGGATACTCGTTCAACAAGTCTCATGCGGTTGCTTATTCTACGCTCTCGTATTGGACGGCGTGGTTAAAGTATTATTACCCTCTTGAGTTTATGTTTGCATTGCTTAAGAATGAAAAAGATAAAGATGGTCGCACAGAATATCTAATTGAGGCAAAGCGTATGGGAATCTCTATTAAACTTCCTCATATTAACGACTCTGATTTTGATTTTAAGATTGAGGGTAAAGGGATTAGATTTGGATTGACTGGTATTAAGTTTATATCAACTAACATTGCAGAAAAATATATTGCTGCTAGACCATTTAAGTCATACAAAGAACTTGAAGAGTTTACGTTTACAAAAGGCAATGGAGTAAACAGTCGTGCACTCAATGCTTTGCGTGTTATTGGTGCTGCAACATTTGCAGATCAGCCAAGAAATGATAATGAGATTAAAGAAAATCTTTATGAGTTTTTAAACCTTCCAGAGTTTAATATTACAATACCGTCTCACTACTATGCATTTATTCAAGACGTAGACTCATTTGAAGAAAAAGGATCTTTTATTCTTATGGGAATGGTTAAAGCAATTAAACGAGGAGCAGGGTGGTCACGAATTGAAATTTTGGACAAGACTGGCAGTGTTGGTATATTTGATGAAGAGTCTACGACTATTGAGACTGGCCGTACTTATCTTATTCTTGCAAACGATAATAGGATTGTATCTGCAATACCTGTTGATGAGATAAAAGGATCTTCTAATGCACTAGTAAAGTTTTTAAGTTATAAGCAATTGCCTTATTCTGAAGAAGAATTATTTGTTGTTTCTTTTAAACCAAGAATTACAAAGGCTGGCAAGAAGATGGCTTCACTAACTCTGGCAGATACAAGTAGAGAACTTCATTCTGTAACAGTATTTCCTACTGCATTTCCTAGAGCCTACATGCATATTGAAGAGGGCAAGGCTTACAAGTTTAGTTTTGGTAAAACAAAAGATGGAACAGTTACTCTGGAGGATGTACATGTTTGATGATTTAGCAATTAAGTTGCACGAGGTTGCAGTAGAAAAAGGATTTTGGGATCAAGAAGTTGACGACATTTTTGTGTCTAAACAACTTATGATGATTGTTTCTGAGGTTGTAGAAGTACTTGAGGCAGTAAGAAAAAATAAAGGTGAAGAAGAAATTTCTAAAGAGTTTGCAGATATTATTATTCGTACCCTTGACCTTTATGCAGGTATGGTTGAAGCAGGGTATACTAATATGTCACTTGATTATGCGTTTGATGAAAAAACAAAATTTAATAAAACTAGACCAGAGAAGCATGGGGTAAGATTTTAATGGCAGTTACAATGGAAGAAGTATTAGCACAGTTAGATCCTAAATTAAGAAAGCGACTTGGCAGTGGAGTTGGTGTAAATTTTGAGTACCAGCCTACTCCAAGTTTTGGACTTAATCGTGCACTTGGCGGTGGACTGCCATACGGAAGGCAGGTACTTATCTGGGGATCAAAGTCTTCTGCAAAGTCCTCTATGTGCCTGCAGATGATTGCTATGGCCCAAAAAGAAGGCAAGGTCTGTGCATGGATTGATTCTGAAATGTCATACTCTGAAGACTGGGCTGTAAAACTGGGGGTAGACCCAACAAAACTAATTTACTCACAAGCAAGAACTATTAGTGATATGGTAGATGTAGGTGTTGGACTTATTAATGCTGGAGTAGATTTAATTGTTATAGACTCAATTACATCAATGCTACCTGCAATATATTTTGAAAAAGATACAGATGATATGAAGGCATTAGAAAATACTAAACAAATTGGTGCAGAGTCTCGTGACTTTAGCAATGCATGGAAGATGCTTAACTATGCAAATAATAAAGTTAAGCCAACTCTTCTTGTTCTTATTTCTCAGTCTCGTAATAATATTAATGCTATGTATACTAGTCAACAGCCTTCGGGTGGCCAGGCTACCAAGTTCTATTCTTCATGCGTTATCAAGTTGTTTTCATCAGAGTCAGACAATCAAGCACTTAAAGGAAAGATTAAAGTAGGAGATAAATTAATTGAAGAAAAAATTGGTAGAAAAATTCGCTGGGAACTGCAGTTCTCTAAAACCTCTCCAGGGTTCCAGTCTGGTGAGTATGATTTTTATTTTAGAGGTGACGATATTGGTATTGATGCCATTGGCGATCTTGTTGATACAGCAGAATCAGTAGGAATGGTTAATCGTACTGGTGCTTGGTATCAGTTAGATGATGGTACAAAGGTTCAAGGTAGAGATGGTTTTATTAATCGTGTAAGAGAAGATCTTGACCTTCAGCAAAGCCTAAGAGATAAATTGGCAAATGGCTGATACTAACTTTAGTATATTCCATGGGAAGTTTCCATGCAAGAAATGTCATGAAGAAGTACTATCTTTAAGACTTTGGAGTGAAACTGGAGATGCAACATGGATGTGTTCTGGAAAACATGTGTCAAAGGTTGCACTGATCCCATCAAAAAAGAAAAAGAAAGATTTTGCTAATGAGTGAAAGATCTGAGTCAAAACGTATTGGAGCCAAACAACATAAAAACTCTGGTAGAAACAATACTAAGGGTGATGCATCTTGGAATAATTTTGTAATAGATTTTAAAGAATGCTCTAAATCATTTACTTTAAATCAAGATGTTTGGGCTAAAGTTACAACTGATGCACTAAAGAAAAGCATGGACCCTGCCTTAGTTATTGTACTTGGCGAGGGTACACAAAAGGTACGCCTTGCTATAATAGAATTAGATATGCTACAACAGTTAATAGAGGAGAGCAAAAATGTCAAATGAAGTTCCACAAAAAACAACGCTAGAACAAGTAAATGGTTTGGCTGAGATTGCAGAGTATATGAATGACGAAGAACTAACAGTTGCTCTTACAATGATTGCTAAGATAATTATTAAACCAGATATCCCAATCCAAGTAGCAAGCCTTGAGATTGTTAGACTTCAGGCTATCGCAGCCAAGATGTCTTTAAAGGCTACATGGATGGCCAATGTTGATAAAAGTGACAGGGCAAAGAAAAATATTTACTATACCGCAGCAGAATCAATTAACGATTTGGTATCAGCATTAAAATACATTATGCGCTAACCTGCTATACTTATATAAACAAGGGATGATAATGACTAAAAATTTACTACAACAAATAATGATTAGAGAAGTTGAAACACCAGCACAGTTAGATGCAAAAGAATTAGTTAAGATAATTGAAGCAGGATATCTAGTTGGGCGTGAGCCTAAGCATACACAAAAGAAAACCTTTGGTCCTTCTACTATTGCCTACGGACATGGAGAGTGTCCTAGATACTGGTACCTGGCTTTTGAGGGTGCAGTATTTGAAGACAATGCTGATCCTTATGGTGTAGCAAATATGACTAATGGAACTCTTTCACATGGTCGTATTGAAACAGCATTTAAGAATTCTGGTATTTCTATTGATTCAGAGTTTAAAGTTTTCTATGATGACCCACCAATTTTTGGGTATGTGGATAACTTTATTCAATGGAAGGGCGATGAGATTGTTGTTGAAGTAAAGACAACAAATAACGAAGTCTTTGAGTACCGCAAGCGCACAGGTAAGCCTAAGATGGGTCACGTATCTCAGTTACTTATTTATATGAAGATACTAAAAAAGTCTAAGGGTGTTATTATTTATGAAAATAAAAACAACCACGAACTACTTGTAATTCCAGTAGAGGTAAACGATCACTACAGAGCATGGATTGATATGGCATTTCAATGGATGCGTGAAGTTCGTAAGGCATGGGAAGATAAAACACTTCCAACAAAAAACTATAGATCTAATTCAAAAATCTGCAAGAACTGTCCTATTAAGAAGGCTTGTGGAGAAGCAGGGGTGGGTGTAGTAAAGATAGCATCCCTGGAGGAACTGAGTGAAGTTATGTAGCGTATGTGATATATCGTTTAAACCTAAAGTAACTTATCAAATTTACTGTACTAAGGTTTGTAGAGATATTGCAACCAGAGAAAAGATTATAGAAAGATATAATGTTACAAAAAGACAAAAACGAAAAGGTAAAAAACGTTTATGTCTTGGTGGTTGTGCACAAGAACTTTCTATCTATAACGACTCTGGATTTTGTTCAAACTGTAATGTTAGTGAAAAAGCAGTTGCAAAAATGCTAAAAGAACTGAAGGGTTATATTGAGTATGAGCAAGACTAAATGGGGAGCAGAGGCAAAGCCAAAAACTATTTGTGCTATTGATGCCAGCACTAATAACCTTGCCTTTGCTTTATTTGTTGGTAATAAACTTGAAAGCATTGGAAAAATTTCTTTTGATGGAAATAATATCTATGAAAAAGTTATGGATGCTGGGAAAAAAGTAAAAGCCTTTTTTGATATTTATGGTGGTTTTGAAGCAATAGTTATTGAGCATACAGTATTTATGAATAGCCCTAAGACTGCTGCTGATCTTGCATTAGTTCAAGGTGCAATTCTTGGATCAGCAGGACAATCTGGAACTAAAATAATTGGTAGAGTTTCTCCAATTACTTGGCAAATTTTTATGGGTAATGGGAAAACATCTAAAGAAGAACAGTTACTAATACGATCTCAAAATCCTGGAAAGTCTGATTCATACTATAAGGCTCACGAAAGAATGCTTCGTAAAGAAAGAACAATTAACTTTATTAATATTAATTATGATAGAACAATTACAGATAACGATGTTGCCGATGCCTGTGGAATTGGTCATTGGGCCGTAAGAAACTGGGATAAAGCAATAGGGGTTGACAAATAACACTATGGCTGCTAAACTATATACATCAGAAGTCTATATGCGTAAGCGGTATCTTATGGATAAAAAGACTCCAGAAGAGATTGCAAAGGAGTGCGGAGCCAGTGTTGAGACTATCTACGTGTACCTTGCTAAATTTGGATTAAGGAAATCTAAAAGATGAAAAATAATAAAGAAGAAGATTTTATTACCGTGTATTGGGCACCTGCAATGTCTTTTGAAGTTGAACAGCATAGAGAATTTAATATGCTTTATCCAGAACCTGAAAATATGTTTTCTTATTTGAAATCAAGAAGATCAGAATTTGATCAATCTAGATCAATGCTAGTTTGTCCAGCCTTTAAAGATAAAATGAAAAGAACATTTTTCTTTAAAAACTCAGTAGAGTGTAATTTTTTATACGAAACTAATTCTCTTGGAGAAGTATATCTTCAAGATCAAAAGGCTTTTCCTGAACAGGTAGTGGCAATTAGGGAACCAGCCTTTGATTTTGGCCCAACAATTCTTGTAAACTTTCCTTACATATTTTTTTCAGATTCTGAAGTTGAAGCAAGTTTTTCTCAACCAACATTTCATCCACAAGGATATTCAAAATATGCTTCAATTATTCCAGGAAGTTTTAATATTGGATCTTGGTTTAGACAATACAGTACTGAATTTCAAATGTGGAACAACTCTGGAGAATTTATTATAAAAGAAAATGAGCCAATGTTCTATGTTGAGTTTTTAACAGATAAAAAAATAAAACTTGTAAGGTTTAAATATACAAAAAAACTATTCACATACGCACAGCATTGTGTAGATGCACCACAAATTTTTGGTAAACATTTGCCACTTACAACAAGATACAAAAAATTTAAAGAATCAAGAATGAGAGATGTAGTGTTAAAGGAAATAAGAGAAAATATAATTGGTGAATTTAATGGGTAAGAATAAAAAAATATTTACATTATTATTTATACTTTTGTCAGCAGGTATAATTCATACTTTATTTATTTTTAAAAATATTCCAGAAACATTTGACTGGAACCTAGAGGAGGATATAAATGAAGAATATTAAAAACTTTATAAGTCTTGGAAAAACATTTACGCAAGGTTTATTTTGTAAACATCTAGAGTCATTTGCGTCTTCATGTCCATTTACTGGAAGAACCTACACGGATTGCTCAAAATGTTTTAAAAGATTAAATGTTGAGGTAACTAAGTGAGCGATAACCTGCACATTACTGTTGATCAAGTAAATCATCCTGCACATTACACAACTGATCCTTCTGGAGTTGAATGTATTCAGGTTACCCGTCATCGTAACTTTAATATTGGAAATGCCTTTAAGTATTTATGGAGAGCAGGCCTTAAAGATGAATCAAAGACCATTCAAGATTTAGAAAAGGCCATCTTTTATATTAAAGATGAAATAAATAGACTAGAGGGAAAGTATGTCAAGTGAGACAGAACTAATTCAACATCTTGATGAAGTAAATCAAGTAGTAACAGAATACCTTAAAGGAAATGATCCAACAGTTATTTCTAAAGAGTTAGACATCCCACGTACTCGTGTTGTATCTTTAATTAATGAGTGGAAGGTTATGGCATCTGCTAACGATGCTATCCGTGCTCGTGCTAAAGAAGCCCTTGTTGGTGCAGATACACACTACACAAAGTTAATTACAAAGGCCTATGAGGTCATTGATGAGGCAAGCCTATCAACAAACCTTACAGCCAAGACTGCTGGAATTAAATTAGTATTAGATATTGAGTCAAGAAGAATTGACATGTTACAAAAAGCAGGTCTTCTTGAGAACAAAGAACTAGCAGAAGAAATGATTGAAATTGAAAGACGACAAGAAGTTCTTGTTGGGATCCTAAGAGATATTGCTTCAGAGCATCCAGAAGTCCGTGATATTATTATGAAGAGGCTTTCTGCTATTGCAAAAGAAGGAGAAGTGATTACAGTTGTCCACGATGTTCAATGAGTTTCTTGAGGTATTAAAAGAGAATCACTTTGTTGAAACCCCAGTTGACGTAAAGACATTTGTCCAGTCACCTGATTATCTTGGTCAACCACTTTTATCTGATATCCAGTACGAAATTGTTGAAGCCATGAGCCAGATCTATCGTAAAGAAGATTTGATAGAGATTATGGGCGATGTTGAAGGAACTAAACACTTTAGTAAGTACACCAAAAATGAATTAATTCTTCAACTTGGCAAGGGTAGTGGTAAAGATTTTATCTCAACAGTAGCCTGTGCATATGTAGTATATAAACTATTATGTCTTAAAGACCCTGCAATTTATTACGGTAAGCCTGCTGGAGATGCTATTGATATTATTAACGTTGCTGTTAACGCACAACAAGCAAAAAACGTTTTCTTTAAAGGCTTTAAAACAAAAATTGAAAATTCACCTTGGTTTGCTGGAAAGTATAATGCAAAGGCTGACTCAATTGAGTTTGACAAAGCCATTACTGTTTATTCTGGACACTCAGAAAGAGAATCTCATGAGGGTTTGAACTTGCTTATGGCAGTGCTTGATGAGATTTCTGGTTTTGCAAGTGAGGTTGTATCTGGAAATGAACAAGGAAAGACCGCTGATAATATCTATAAAGCATTCCGTGGGTCAGTAGACTCTCGTTTCCCAGACCTTGGAAAAGTTG